CAAATCAATCCAGTGGTTTAGATGTTTATATTACAGGTGGTTCTGTTCGTGATGGAAATACGATTGAATCTATTGCTGCTGGAACTGTTACATTAACCGCTTCTTCAATCAATTACGTTTGTATTGATAAACGTTCTGGTGATACTCCAAGTATTTCAGTTTATACAGTTTTACCTGAAAAGTATGTTATTCCTGTTGCAAAATTTGTTACTTCAACTGCTGCTGTTTCTTCATACGACGATTTAAGAACTGATTTCATTAGTGGTCCTGGTACAGATTCTAGCGTTTCTGGGGTCCTACAATTGGATAAAATTATAGATAAGGACGTTACCATACCTGCCACTAAAAATGCTCTCTCAGTTGATCCTACGGTCGATACAGGGGTTACTGTAACAGTTGATCCAGATTCTGTTTGGGTGGTGTTGTAATGGCTATTCCAACAACTAGACAAGAATTTGTTGATTGGTGTTTACGCCGGTTGGGTTATCCAGTTATTAATATCAATACTGATTCGACGCAATTAGATGATAGGGTAGATGAAGCATTACAAGTTTGGCAAGAAAAACATTATGATGGGTCGGAAAGGGTTTGGGTATCTTATCCTTTAACAAATACTGACATTGCCAATGGATATATTACATTACCAAGTGATATTTTGATTGTTGATTGTATTTTACCGTTAAGTACTATCTACAATCCAAACAATATGGATTCTGTATTTAATTACAAGTATCAATTTGTAATGTCAAACTTATCGCCGTTCAAACCTATCTCATTGATAAATTATTATTTGACTATGGAAAATATCAATGAAGTTAATTTCATGTTAAATCAACGGGAAAGGTTTGAATTCACTAAGCATAAAAATAAACTAATGATTTATGCTCATTTATCAGATTTTAATGAAGGTGATGTTTTTTGTTTTCATGTATGTAAAGCGATAGACCCAGTTGCAAATCCTGATGTTTGGAATGACAAATGGTTAAAAGAATATACATGTGCATTATTCAAAATGCAATTTGGAACCAACATGAAAAAACATGGTGAAATACAATTATTGGGCGGGGTTACTGTTAACGGTCAACAATGGTATGACGAAGCGGTACAAGATATAGAAAGGCTGCAAGAACAACTACAATCAACATATATGGAACCTCCTATGTTTATTGTAGGATAAAAAATAATAACCATAAATAGGTAATATATGGCAGATAACAACAATAATGCCGTAAGCGATGAATTAGAATCGGAACGTTTTAAAGATGAATTAGATAGGGATGTTAAAAAATGGCGCATTCGCAGAAGAATGTCAATTACAGCATTTATTTATCTTCTTTCTGTATCCGTTGTTTATTTCTATGCAGGATTCACTTTATCTAAAGAACAAATGAATGTTCTTACTTTAACTAATCCAATCCAGATAACAATAATTGGCGCATGTGTTTCAATGATTCTTACTTATTTTGGAACATCATACTTAGACGATAAAAATAAAATGGAACAAGGTAATTAATAATGCCGTTAAATCCATACCATAATGTTTATTCTTCTACGAATGAACATAATTTAACAGATCAATTGATAATTGAAGCAATTCAAATGAAAGGGGTATTAATCAAATATATTCCTAGAACACATAATAATTACGATTTCATGTATGGTGAAGACCCTACATCATCTTTTGAATCTGCTGTTGAAATTGAAATGTATCCCGCCGATGTTCAAGGATTCGGTGGGGATGGTGATCTGTTTACTAAATTTGGTTTGGAACAAGTCAATACGGCAACTTTTGTTGTAAACAAAACACGTTTCGCCGAAGAATTTCCTACATGGATACGCCCGCGTGAAGGTGATCTAATGTTTATGCCTATTACTAATGCCTTGTTGGAAATTAAATTCGTAAATGCTGAATCCATGTTCTTTGAACAAGGTAAGCAGTTTGTATGGGAAATAAAAACTGAAACCTTTGAAAATAGCTTTGAGAAAATACAAACAGGTGATCAAGAAATTGATGATCTTATTGATCAACAGGTTAATTATTTTGACCCTGCAACTGAAACAGAAATCTTTGGTGATAATGCTGAATTTACAAATGATGTTGCAGGTGAAGTAACATTTGATCCTAGTAATCCGTTTGGAGTCGATTAATGCCAATTTTACAGGATCACTTTTATCATAGAACTATCCGTACCTATACCGCTGTATTTGGTTCGGTATTTAATGAGATAACCATTTTAAGAAAAGATGGTACTAAAATTTTAATACCTATTTCTTATCAAATAAAGCAAAAATATGATGTAAGGAATAAACAAAATAGTGATCCTAATGTGTATCGTAATCTAATGAATTTACCACGGATGGCGTTTAAATTAACTGATATGCAAAAGGATACAACAAGGATCACTAACAGATTTAATAGAATTCTTGATTCTTCTATCGATGTTACAACGGCTAATTCTTTAAACGTTCAATACAACAGAGTACCTTATAATTTCCAATATGAGTTAGCAATAAAAACAAAAACTGTGGATGATCTTTTACAAATCTATGAACAGATAGTTGTGTTCTTTAATCCTTCTATCCGGGTAAACATTCTAGACAATCCTGATGTTAATGGTACAACATCTGTGACTATAAAACTTTTAAATCAATCTATTGAAGATATGTTTGATGGTTCGTTTGAAGGCGATCAAGCAATTGAAGCGACATTAAATTTTGAATTGGAAGGGTGGTTATATATGCCAGCAAGTACAACAGGAATCATTAAAACTATCAATATCAATTATTATGACTTAGACACAAAAATAAAAATTGATTCGGATGTTATCACATGAATGAACAAAATCAGACTAGATTTGAACAAAGGCTTAATAATATCTTATCTTCAAGTGAAGCTGATATTGATCAAGCGTTAGATTCTTTAGATGATGAATCTGAAGATAATGGACTACATTTACCTACTACTGTTGAAATAAAACCAATCGTAAGTGCTGTTGAAGAAGAAAATTTACCAAAAGATTTAGTCGATGATTATAAACACGTAAGAAACGTTTTATATAATCTTATCGATAAAGGAACTGTAGCGCTAGAAGGTGCTTTAATTATCGCCCGTGAATCAGAACATCCAAGAGCATTTGAAGTAAGTTCAGGTCTGATGAAAAATATTTCTGATGTGGCAAAAGAACTTCTATCATTACAAAAAGCATTAAACCCTGAAGTAAAGATAGGAAAACAAATCAATCAACAAAATAATTTTTACGGGGAATCAGAAGGGGACCAAAAGGATCTTAATGATCTTTTAGATGAATTAGATGAATAACTATCCATTCGACGTATTTGGATTTATAAAAGAAAATTTTGAATTAGTAAGAAAATACCTAAGAAAAAATACTTATGATTTAAAAATTGATGATTTTATCCCTGAGCAAAAAGCCTTTTATAAAAAAAATCCAAACATTTTAAACGGTAGAGCAACATTTGAATATTCAGTTATCCAAAAACTAGAATATATCAAGTGTATGAAGGATATTGTCTATTTTTCACGTAAGTATGTAAAAATTATTTCTATCGATGAAGGTGTAATACCTTTCAATCTTTATGATTATCAAGAAGAGTTACTACAACTTTATCAAAATAATCGTTATGTAATTTCAATGCAATGTCGTCAAAGTGGTAAAACACAAACAACGGCAACGCATATTTTACATTATGCAACATTCAACCCAACTAAAGTAATAGCAATACTTGCTAACAAAGCTGCGCAAGCGCGTGAAATTCTTCAACGTGTTCAAATGTCTTATGAGAATTTACCTTATTTCTTAAAACAAGGTGTAACTGTATATAACAAAGGTTCAATGAAATTTTCTAACCTTTGTGAAATTTTTTGTGCAGCATCATCAAACGGTTCTATCCGAGGTCGTTCTGTTTCACTTCTTTATATCGATGAAGCTGCATTCTTACGAAATGATATGGACTTTTTTGAATCTACTTATCCTGTAATTTCATCAGGTAAAGATTCAAGGGTGATAATTACTTCTACACCTAATGGTGCAAGAGGTCTATTTTATAAATTATGGATGGAATCAGTTGACGGGCTTAACAGATTTAAACGAATGGAAGTACCTTGGTATAAAGTACCGGGTCGTGATGAAGAATGGAAACTTGAACAAATTGCTAATACATCTATTGAACAATTTAACCAAGAACATGGATTAGTCTTCCGTGGAAGTCAGAATAGCTTACTTTCTTCTGATACATTAGCAAGATTAGTTCATAAAAAACCTGTAGAAACTTTTGGAGACTTAAAAATATATGAAAAACCAGAAGATGGAAAAATCTATTTAACTACTGTAGATACCGCAAGAGGTGTTGGAAAAGATTATTCAGCGTTTGTTGTTTTTGATATTACTGAAATCCCATATAAAGTTGTTGCGACATATAGGAATAATACTATTTCACCTATGATCTATCCACAAATAATAAAATCTGTTTGTGAACGTTATAATGATTCGTTTGTGTTAGTGGAAATTAATGATATAGGTGAGCAAGTAGC